CCGGCGATGACGGAGGCAAGGAAAGGGCTACGGATCATCCGTTGTATCCGATCCTGTACAGGCAGCCCAATCCGGAGATGTCCAGCTTCAGTTTCCGGGAAACCATGATGACTCATCTGCTGCTGTGGGGGAACGCCTACGCGCAGATCATCCGCGATGGCAAGAATAATGTACTGGGGCTTTACCCACTGCTTCCTGAAAACGTCGAGGTCGACAGAAGCGCGGCGGGGGAAATCTACTACATCTATCATGCCTATACGGACGAGACGCCAGGGGAGAACAACAAGGACATAACCTTTATGCGTCAGGACATCCTGCACATCCCCGGTCTGGGATTCAACGGTCTGGTAGGATTCTCACCGATCGCCATGATGAAGAACGCGCTGGGCTCGGCAATTGCCGTTGAGAAATACGGCAGTTCTTTTTTCCGCAATGGCGCACAGCCGGCTGGTGTGCTCGAACACCCAGGCGTGCTGAAGAATCCTGAGAAGATCCGTCAGAACTGGTCTGATGTTTACGGCGGCGCCGGCAACGCCCACAAGGTTGCGGTGCTCGAAGAGGGAATGGCATATAAGCCCATCAGCCTGCCGCCGGAGGATAGTCAGTTTCTCTCCACACGCGAGTTCGATGTGGAGGAAATCTGCCGCATATTCCGGGTACCTCCGCATCTGGTTCAGGACTTGAAGCGCAGTACCTTCAGCAATATTGAACACCAGGGTATTTCCTTTGTTCAGTACACGCTGATGCCATGGCTTGATCGCTTTGAGCAGGCGATCATCAAAGATGTGCTTCTGGGGGAAGACCAGAACAACTACTTTCCCAAGTTCAATGTAGACGGTCTGCTCCGTGGGGACTACAAGAGCCGCATGGAGGGCTATGCCATAGGCTTTGCAAACGGCTTTCTGTCTCCCAATGATATCCGCCGGTTAGAGAACATGGATCCCATCCCTGATGAGGATGGCGGCAATGTCTATGTTGCCAATGGCTCCTATGTCAAGCTGAAGGACATCGGCGCCGCGTATCAGACGTCAAGCAGGGCGCAGGAGCCGTCAAAGGCGCCCAATGAACCCGATGAACCTGCGGAGTCCGAGGAGGAAAGCGAGCTCGATGCCCCGGAGGAACAGCCGGAGCAGCATGAAAACAGCAGCCATGCCAGACGGCATAACAAACGCAAGGCTGCACGACGAGGAGGTAGTGCATGAAGAAATTCTGGAACTTCATCCACAATGAAGCCGGTGAGCGGATTCTCCGCCTGGAAGGCCCCATTGATGAGGAATCCTTCTGGGGCGACGAGATTACGCCGGTGGCATTCAGGGATGAACTCGAATCCGAGGAGGGCGACGTAACCGTCTGGATCAATTCGCCGGGCGGCAATGTGTTCGCTGCCGCGGAGATCTATACGATGCTCTGCGACCACAAGGGCAGGATCACGGTCAAGATCGACGCGATCGCCGCGTCAGCGGCTTCTGTGATTGCGATGGCCGGTGAAAAGGTGCTCATGAGCCCGGTCAGCATGATCATGGTGCATGATCCCATGACGATTGCCATGGGAAATGCCCGAGACATGGAGAAGGCCATCAGCACGTTGAACGAGGTCAAGGAGAGCATCATCAATGCTTACGTGAAGAAGACCGGCATGTCGCGCAATCGCGTCAGCAAGCTCATGGAAAATGAGACCTGGATGAACGCCCGAAAGGCGGTCGAGCTGGGATTTGCGGACGCCATTCTCTTCACGGATGACGAGAATAAGGGAGACGACGATGAAAAAGAAGTCGAAGCGGCATGGCAGCCGTACTCCACGCGCGCCATGGGACAGGCCATTCTCAATCGGCTCATTCCTGCCTCCGTCGATAACGCCGACACAGGCGAAGAAGCAGAAGAGCCCGACGAGGACAAGGCGCCTGTGGAACCGCCCGAGGGAAGGCTGAATGAAGCGGTCGAGGCTGATCCGACTGAATCGTTCGAAAGCGAAACGCTGGAAGCGCCTCTGATCGGCATGAATGGCAGGACAGCAGACGGCGCAATGCCCTATGAAATCCTCAAAGATAAGCTGGCGTGGCTTCGGTAGCCGCCGGCTTTTCTTATATTCAACTGTGAAAGCGACCGGCACGCTAATGTCGGAGAAAGAGGTAATGCATGAACAAGATCATGGAACTGCGCAATAAGCGCCACGCTCTCTGGGAGCAGACCAAGAACTTTCTGGAAGAGCATCGTGACGACCATGGCCTGGTGGCTGCTGAATTCGTTGATCAGTATGATCGCATGGGCAACGAGGTTGCGGCGCTTGGCGCGGAGATCGAACGGCTCGAACAGCAGGCTGAAATCGATGCCAAGCTGTCCCAGCCCACGTCCACTCCTGTGACTGCTCGCCCCACCGTGGGTACCCCCAAGAGCGCTGTTGCTCCCACCGCTACTGCTGAGTACAGCGAGGCGTTCTGGAAGAACATGCGCGGCGATACCAGCATTGAGGTACGCAACGCCTTGTCCGTTGGCTCCGACCCCAATGGCGGCTATACCGTTCCGGACGAGTTCCACCGGCAGCTCATCAAGGCGCTGGAAGAGAACAACATCTTCCGTCAGCTGGCCAAGGTCATCCGCACCAACAGCGGCACGCGCACCATCCCCATTGCAGGTGAGACCGGCGAGGCGTTCTGGGTGGAGGAAGGCAACGCGATCTCCGAGAGCGACATGACCTTCAACATCCAGACCCTGTCCGCGTACAAGCTGGGCAGCCTGATTCGCGTGTCCAACGAGCTGCTGAATGACAGTGCGTTCGACATCGCCGGGCACATCGCCGAGCGCTTCGGCGTTCGCTTCGGCAACGCCGAGGAGAAGGCGTTCATCAACGGCCTGGGACCCAGCAACGATCCTGCGGAGCGCGCCAGCGAGCCCACCGGTATCCTGACCAGCCTGGCAACCCCGTCCGTGAGCACGAAGAACGCGACCACCATCACCTTTGATGATGTGTATAAGCTGTTTTACGCATTACGCAGCCCCTACCGCGCCAAGGCCAAGTTCCTGACCAACGAAACCGCCCTGCTCCAGCTGATGCTGCTGAAGGACGGCAACGGTAACTACATCTGGAAGCCCGGTCTGGAAGTCGGCAAGCCCGACACCATCCTGGGCCATCAGATCGTGACCAGCACCTACATGCCCGCGCTGACCGGCACCGCGGCTGAGGATGCCGGGAAGAAGGTGCTGTTGTTCGGCGATTTCCAGTACTACTGGGTGGCCGATCGTACCAACCGCACCTTCCGTCGTCTGAACGAGCTGTACGCCGTCAACGACCAGGTGGGCTTCATCGGGACCCAGCGTGTCGACGGCAAGCTCATCCTGCCTGAGGCCATGAAGGTTCTGGGTATGGGTGCAAAGGCCAACGGCTAAGCCCGACAACGATTTATGTATCCGGGGTATTCGGCGAATGACCGATGCCCCGGACATCGGAGAGGAGAAAACCGATATGGATAAGACGATCGTCACCAGGAACTATTTCACCGATGAAGGTGATACCCTTGTGATCGGTGGTAAGCTCATCGTCGAAGACGGTGCGGAGGTTGAGGGGTTGGACGGCGGCAAGAACGGCGCTGCCGCCAATCAGTCCGCCAGCGTCGCTACGGCTGTTGCGGCATTGAAGAATGACTTCAACACCCTGCTGGTCAGGCTGAAGGATGCCGGCATCATGGTTCCCGACACCTGGAACATCACGGCAAGGCTGGCTCCCAGTCTGACGGACGCTGTGGCCGCCGCGAATAACGGTAAAGCCACCGTCGCTCTTGAGGACGGAGTTCTCACCATCACCGCCGATGTGGATGATCTGGGGGAATCCACCAGCTCCAATCCGGAGCAGGGTACCCACAAGTGGATCGGCCTGGGCATCGGCACCGGCCTGGCATCCGTGGCCCTTGTGCGGTACAATGGTGACCCGCTGACTGACGCAGATGCCTCCGAAGCCGCCTCTGTGGGTCTGGATCAGCCCGGCGAGTTCGTGCTCTACGTGAGGGCAGAGGAGCTGGCTGAGCTGCCGAAAGTCATCACGCTGAAGGCGGATGGCTATGCGGAGGTTGCCATCACCATCCGAGTGGTTGAGCCGGAAGTCTCCGCTGATTCCGAGACGGTGGAGTAAACCGGCACAAGCTGAGCGCAAAATTGAGCCCAGTAGAAGGAGGGATGCCGATATGGTGCAGACACCGATAGTAACACTGGAAACGGCGAAGATGTATCTGCGCGTGGATACTTCTGACGAGGATGCCCTTATCGGCATCCTCCTTGCCTCTGCTGAACAGATGGTAATGGATGTGGCAAGGATCGGGCATGCTGAGTGGATCGAGATCCAGCGTGTTACAGCGGATGATGACGGAAACGTGCTGACCGTCAATACCAGCGCCTATTCGCAGAATGAAATCATACAGATGCGCGAGCTGCTGAAGATCGCTATACTGTATGC